TAGAAAAATTATTTTACCTTTATGCTACTGGGCAGGTAAAAAATAATGGCTATTAAAGATATGAAAGGAACTGTTGTAAAAGATAAAGCTACTATGACAGGTATGATGAATACATCTCCTAAAAAAATAGATCCACCTAATTTATCTGGAATGGAAAAATTATTTGGTTCACAAAAAAAAGATACTCAAGTATCAAAAGCACCTGCACCTGTTGAAGAGAAATCTGCACCAGTAGAAAGTAATTTAGGTGAAAGATTACAAAATTTACCAGATGAAGAAAAGGCTTTATTAGTACAAGTTTTATCTCCATCTGTTAAAAAAGTTCTTGGTAAAGTTGCACCAGAGTTAAATCCTTTATTGGATGCAACTCCAGCAACCGAAGAGAATGTTATCATACCAATTTCTGTTGCAAAAAATTTTGCTAACAAAAATTATGGTGGTCAGGGTGAAGAACAGTCAATCGTTAGTTTTTTAAACGATTTACAAGATTCTGCCTCTGCCCAAACAAACCAGATGGATAATCAATCTGTGCCACCTGATACACAAATGGCAATGGCAGACACACCTGAATCTGGAGTTAATACAGACCAATTAGATTCAGATGTTATTGATGAAGAAGATATTTCAGAGTCAGTAGAAGAAGCAGTAGCCTCAGTATAGTATCAGCCCACAAATTATGGAATAGAGCTACCCTTACCCATAAGGCACTCAACCAATAGGTAAAAATAATGGAAGAAGAAAAGAAAGTTTCTGAAGAAACTAAAGTTAAAACACAAAATGCTAATCCTTATAGCAAAGTTAGAGATACTGATGATGCTGAAACAGAGGCATTTGCAAAAGGTGAATTAGCTAAGTTTCATAGGGAACAAAGAGAAGCAAACGCAGCAACCGAACAGAAGGACACCGATGCATCTGAAGAGACTGCAGACGAATCAGAACAAAAGGCTACTCCTATCGCTGAACGCCCTGCAAAAGCTGAAGATCGTGTTTTTAAGAAACGTTATGACGATTTGAAAAAACACTATGATTCTACAATTAATAAACACAAGGAAGAACTTCAATCTTTGCGTACACAATTAGAATCAAATGCTAAACAATTTGTGCCACCTAAATCAGCAGATGAATTAGAGGCATGGAGAAAAGAGTACCCTGATGTTTATGATATGGTTGAAACCATAGCTATGAACAAAGCAACTACTCAAACTGCAGATCTTGAAAATAAATATAAAAATTTACAACTCCAACAAGAACAAATTGCAAAAGAAAAAGCTGAAGTAGAACTTTTAAAAGTTCACCCAGATTTTCACACTCTTAGACAAGAGGATGATTTTCATGAATGGGCTGAACAACAAGATCCTACTATTCAAAGTTGGTTGTATGAAAATACATCTAACTCAAAGTTAGCTGCTAGAGCTATTGATCTATATAAAATGGATCGTGGTATTAGTAAACTAACTAAGAAAGAAGAAAAGGATGTTAAGAAAGAAGCTGCTAAAGCAATTTCTAAAACTAAAAAAGCTACTGATTCTGATATACCAAAGAAAAAAATTTGGACAACTAGTGAGATTGCTAAATTAAAACCTCATGAGTTTGAAAAGTTTGAAAAGGAGATTGACCTTGCACGTTTAGAAGGTAGAATTAATTACAATTAACAATCTAACTAAACAATAGGAGGAACAACCATGGCTTTTGGAAGTTCTAGTGGATATAATAATTTACCTTCAGGTAATTTTACTCCACAAATCTTTAGTCAGAAGGTTCAAAAATTCTTCAGAAGAGCATCAGTGGTAGAGGATATTACTAACACTGATTACGCTGGAGAAATTGAAAATTTTGGCGATACAGTAAGAATCATTAAGGAGCCAACAATCACAGTTAGAGATTATGCTAGAGGTCAAACAGTTGACACACAAGTATTAGCAGATGATCAAATAACTATGACAGTTGACCAAGGTTCTTACTTTGCTTTTAAAGTAGATGACATTGAAGAAAGACAATCTCATGTAAACTTTGAAGCTCTTGCAACCTCTTCAGGTGCATATTCATTAAAGAAAAACTACGATTACAATGTATTGAAGTTTATTTACGACAATGCAAGTGATGGTACTAGTACAGGAACTGACGCTTCACCAATCGATGGTGATGCAGCGGTAGATACTTTAGCAAATTTAGTATCAACTGCTAAAAAGAACTTGGACAGAAATGATGTGCCAGAAGAAAATAGATGGTTAGTTTCATCACCTGAATTCTTTGAGCAACTAAGAAAAGCAGGTGCTAAACTTTCCGACCAATCAGTAATGGCTGATGGTGGTTCATCACAAATCAGAAATGGTATGGTCACAGACAGACCATTATTTGGTTTTAACATGTACCAATCAAACGCTATCGCTGTATCAGGTGGAAATGCAACAAATCACACATTTGGTTCTTCAGGATCAAATGAGCATGTGTTCTTATACGGACATATGTCAGGAGTTGCAACTGTCA